ATCTGCTTGTCGCACTCGGTAATGAAGCGGCGCAGAAGCTCCGCGTTGAACTCCGGCGCGCGCTGCATCTTGGCTTCGAGGTACGCCTGTCCGAACTGCGCAATCGCGAGCTCGTGAATCAGGAACGGCTCGGGAGACTCGTACTGGAAATCATCGTCCTCGGGCTCCGCGTCGAGGTAGCGGTCGACGAGCTGCTCGAGATACTCGTGCTGCGCGTTCATGCGGTTGACCTCGCGCTCAACGTCGCCCATGTCGATCATGCGCAGGAACGTGTCTTTTTCGATGACGCCGCCGTTAAACAAGTCCTGCGCCGTCGAGTAGCGATGCGCGGCGCTCATGACGAGCGCGGAGACGGGCGACGCGCGCACGGTATACATGTCCTCGTCGAGGTCGGCGTCGCTCCACTTGATGTCCCGCAGATACGACGCTCCGGGCCAGCGCACGGCGAAGTCGGGGTCCTCGCTCGCGAGCTCCCGTGTGCATGCGACGATGTGCCGCGCGAGCGCCACGAACATGTGCTCGTACTGGCCGGAGATGACCGAAAACCGCTCGGACTCCATGTCGGCCAGCGTGCGGAGTGCGATGCCCGCAGTGACGCCCTGCTCTTTGCGGCTGGTCGCGCTCATCTGCGACACGCCGGGGATGGAGAACGCCTGCTCCATGTTCATCTTGAGCCAATTCAGCGTGCTTTCGCTGTAGGCGTTCGGGGTGTGGATGTCAGCCGGCGGGGTGCCCGGCTTGCGCTTGATAACGGTGAACTTCTCGTTGCTCTCGAGCGCCTCGTCCTCGATCGAGTCCTCTTCGCACTGGATGATCGGCGTGTTCAGGTGCTCGCACTCGCGAATTGAATTCACAGTGCGATGCACCTCGCGCGCGATGGTCTCGACCTCTTCGACGAGCGACGTCGCGCCCCAGCCCATGCGCTCCTTTGCCCAGCGCAAGAACACGAACGGAAACTCGTCGCGCGTCCACTTGCCCCACTCGAGCGTGGCGCCATTGATGCAGATTGCGTGACGGCCGGGCTTCTTGGCGCTGAGCGGCAGGCGCCACGCTTCGACGACCATGATCTGCTCGGCGACTCGCCGGCCTGCGCCGTAGTACGACTCGCCGGTAGCGCCCAGAAACTCACGCTCGGCGCCGCCTGCCATGTCGATAGCCGCCCGATGCTCGGGGAAGCGAGCCGCCAGCTTGTCCCGGTCGTACAGGTAAATATGAAACAGGTTCAGCGGCCGGCCGCCGCGGGCCTCGAGCGGGTCGACGTAGAGCTCCCAGGGGAACACGCGCTCGACGCAGACCTGCCGCTCATCGGTATCCGCAAACGTTTTGACGACGCCCGTACCGAGCACGGCAGCGTCCAGGAACACGTCGATGCCGAGCTCCCAGGCGGACTCATAGATGCCCTGCCGCTGATGGAGCTGCCCCTCGACGAATCGGTCGAGCCGCTTGGCCCGGCGCTTCGTTTTCCAGTCGGCATCCGTGACCAGGAATTGGGGCTTCGGGCGCTGGAGCCCCGCGATCTTCGCCTGGACGGTCTGAGCCAGGCTCCTCGAGATATTCCACTCGAGGTCCTCGGCACAGGGCGCGCTGAAATACGCAAATGGGTTCAGCCCACCCAGCATCCGGCCTTCGAACGTCGAAAGCGCCCTGATTGCGCGCTGTTCGCGGGCTGATTGGTCCTGGCGGAGCGCCTTGGCGATTCCGAGCACGTCCGACCAAGCGCCGGCCTTGGGCTGCTCGAACCACCTCGCGACAGGGCCCGCCACGGTCCTGATCTTTACGGCGTCAACATTGGTCCGGTCCATGAAGTAGTTTTCACGCGCTGCGGAAACTCCTAGACTCGGACGCTGTCGGAGTGCACATGAGCGACCGAATCGTGCTGGGTGGAATGGCTGCCGCGGCCGTGGTTTTCGCAGTCGTGGCGTTTGCCCCACGGCAGCAGGAAACTCCGCAGATGCGCACTGGTCTCGGAGCTGCGCCTACGCGATTCGAACAGGACCCGGCGCCGATGGTTTGCCCGCGCGGGACGTTCGTCCCGGCCGTGCTGGTCGCCGGGTGCCCGTGAGAGCTTTCGCCCTGACGCTGCTCGTCGTCGCCTGCGGATCGGCAGAGCCGATCAGTCCGGCGCGCGAGATGGCAACGGACAGCGGCGCGTCTGACACGGAGCCCGAGCCAATCGAGATGCCGCCGGGCTGGGATGCTGAGCTCGGCGAGGCGTGCCTGGAGGCAACGGACTGCCAGCGCCTGGTCGACGCTATGACTAGCCTTTTCCCCTACACACAGGAAGACGGGCGCGTCACGGGCACTACCGTGTGGGTTACTGGCTGCTCTTTCCCAGGCCCGGGAGACTCCAAAGCGTGCTCGTTTGGCTGCTCGTTCGAATCATCTCCTACAGAGATCGACCCGCAGCTCGAGCAGCTCTGCCATCAGGCCGGCGGCTCGTGCGTGGATGCCGAGGACATTTGCGGGCCGCTAGGTCGGCAGTGCGCGGCCGGGATCGTCTGCGTCCGCTAGCCCCATCTCTTCGCCCTACCCAAGGCCAGCTCCCGTGACCGCCGCGAAGCGTCCTTCTTCCGCCTGGCGCTCTCGAGCCGAATAGCTTCCTCGCTCCCCTCGCGCGGCGGCTCTATCTCGGGGCGGTAGTAAGGCCGAAGCGCGCGGCACAAGTACAGGAATGCGTCGCAGGCGTGCACCTCGAAGCGCTCATCGACGTCGCTCTTGGTTTCGTTCCACTGCGCCACCTGCATCTCGTCGATGAGGTCACGGCACGCGAACGGGTTGAGCTTGATCCTGCCGGACAGCAGGTCGCCCCCGACGAGCTCTTGGTAGCCGCGTTTTTTTTGCTTCTCAGCGGGCCGGACCGCGATTCCGTAGCTGCGCCGCATCTCCTCGCCGTAGCCCTTGCCGAGCGCGCCCTCGTCCATGACCGTTACGATCGGCCGGTACTGCCGCTGCAGCCGGTCGACGTGCGCCGCGATAGCCGAGGGGATGAGCGCCGCTCGCTTCTCGACGTGCACGATGTAGAGCTCGGGGTGGCCTTTGCGGCACGCTCCGACGACGAACGCGGTGCTCCGCTCCGACTCGCTGGCCCCGAGGTCGACGGCCAGGCCGTACGTGATCTGGCCCTCGGGTAGCTCGCGGTAGGCGTTGCGCTGTCCGTCGTACGGGTAGACCAGAGCGCCAAGGTCACGCACCCAGCGACCGAGCCACTCGCGCTGATAGGTGGCGTTCGTCTCGGCCCAGTGATTCGCCTCGCGCTTCGACTCGAGCCACCGCGCGGCATGCGGCATGTACGGGTTCGTTAGCACCGTCCAATGATGCGTCGGCCAGAGCGTGCCACCGTCGCCGGTCGTAGCCTCATAGAACAGCCCGGCGGGCACAGGCCCAGGCGTGCCGCAGATCGCCAGCTCGCCCTGCTGGTCCATCAGTGCCGGCTCGAGCACGTCGTCGATGAGCGTCCGCAGGTAAGAGCCGTAGCCCTGCGCTTCGTCGATGGCTGCTCGACGCACACCCGCTACGAGCTCGCCGCGGACGCCGCGGAACTTGTCCACCTCGCCCGCGTTGTCGCAGCCGGCCAGCCAGATACGATGCCCGTTGCGGGTCTGCACCATGAGCTGGCCGTCGAGCTCGCGGAACCACAGGCCGATACGGTGCCGATGCTCGACGCCTTTGAGCGTGTTCCACAGAATCAAGCGCGCGTTGTTGCGGGTCTTCGCGATGTAGATGCTCAGCGCGCCCGGTGAGTCCTGCGCACCGTCGAGCAGCCACGCCGCCACGCCCTCGGTTTTGCCGGCGCGGCGCGAGCACAGCGCAGCCTTCTTCGCGCTCGGGTCGTCGACGAAGGCGAGCTGCTCAGGGAACAGACCGTCACGCCACGGACGCCCGGCAGCCTCGCTGCGCCGTAGCGCTTCGAGTAGTAGCCGCTTGTCCGAGATGCGCGACGGGTCCAATCACTTCTCAGGCACGCGACGGCGCCACAGGACCGTCAGCGTGCCCATGTTCGACGCGACCGCGAACGGCTCCCATTCGATCTGGCTCTCGTGCTCGCCATTCACAGGCGGCAGCACCGGCGCGCTACGGGCAGAGCTCGCCAGGTGCGAATCCTGCGCGGTCATCGCGTACTCGTAGCGATGCGTCCGCGGCCTGCCCGGCCCGCGCTTCTCCTCGTCGGAGCTCGCCGCACTCGCGTTGCCGCTCACGATTCCACCACGGCGATGATGTCATCCTCGAGCACGACGAGCCCCTTGCGCCCGTCCTCGAGCACGACCTCCGTGCCTGCGAACTTGCCCGCCATGACGTTGAACAGCACGACGTCGCCGACCTGCACATCGAGCGGCCGCACCGTGCCGTCCTTGCGCAGCGTGCCTGGGCCGACCGCGATCACGGTGCCGCGGAACTCGAGCCCGCGGGCCGTTGCCGGCTTGACGATGCCGCCTGCTGTCGTCTCCGCCTCGATGTCCGGCACGACCAGGACACGGGCTCCATAGGGCCGGATGGGCCGCTCCGTATGGGCGACCCGGGTTGAAGTTTCGAATCCACCGCCTATGATTGCCATTGCTTTTACTCCTTCCCCGGCGCCTGGCCGGAAACCATCTTTAGCTTCAGCTTGCCCGGCTCGATGCCCCGCCGCTTGAGCTCGGCGTCAAGGTCGGCGTCGCTGAGATCCTTCGCGTCGGGCTTCTCCGTGCGGAGCAGGCCGAGCAGGCGGGCCTCGATTTCGACTGCCTTGAGCGCCGACAGAAAGTCCGGGTGCGGGTTGCCTTTCCACACGCGATCGAGCGCCATCTCGCGGATACGGGCCACGTCCTCGAGCAGGTCGTCGAGCTTCCGGTCTATCGCGCGCGCGCGCGTCGCAGGACGGGTGCCAGGGCCGTTGCTCATAACAATCGTCTCCCCTCGGTGTCGATTGGCCCCTGCGGACCTTGACAAGCGCCTGGCATGGTGGTTGCTCCTTTAGCAGCTACTGGGTTCTTAGGTTTCGGTCTCCTCGTCCACTGCCGAAAGCAGACCAAGCACAGAACGACGCCCTGGCCGACCGTGACGTAGACCACCGTGGGCTTGCCGGGGCATTCGGGCGCGGCGCAGCGAGAGGTCATCGGTCTAGCTTCTCGTCGGCAATGAATCGAAACTTCGCCGCGCCGAGCGCATCGGCCGGGTCGAATATCCGTAGCCGGACCATCGCCTGCCGCTTCAGGGTATCCCGGAAGTCGTTCGTGTTTGCCGGAGCTGGCAGACGACCCGACAAGGCGCGGCAGTAGTGAACGAACCACCTACCGCCCACACGCCCCCAGGACTCCCGGCAGTGCGGGCAATAGGCCATCAGACCAATGTTGCTCACGGTCGCCCCCGTACGGCCCTCAGCGCGGCCAGAGAGGCCGCCGGGTCGATGCGCTCGGGCTGGCTGGCCTCCCGCCGGAAAGGCGCGTGTGCGGGCGTCTGGCGGGCCTCGTGCTCGGCGGCACCGGGGGGCTTGGCGTAACCGTTGACCCTGGGTTTCGTCGGCTCGGTCAGAGCCTCGAGTCGCTCGACCTGGGCAGCGTCGCGGAGCAGGGTTTTCAGGTCGTCGTAGCGCTTGCCGTGCTCGTTGTCGCCCATCAGAAACGCATCGTTTTTCGCGTTCCGGATGGCCAAACAGAGCCGGTCTGGCGTGAACCCTTCGCGCAGCCTGGCCCTGATTTTCCCGCGCCGATTGCCGTCGAGCTTGGCTTTCGGCTTGCCGTGCTCGGCCTGCCAAACCTCGAAAACACGAAGAATCTGTGGGTTGTCGGGCTTCGGCGGAGCCGGACCCGACGAGGATGCGTTAGCATCCGATACCGGGGACGGGCCGGGACGGGCCGGGACGGGGGCATGATTACCGACCTGCGTTACAGCCTCAGGTGTGTAACCGGTTACATCTGGGTTACACTGCTTGCGCTGGCGATGGTTGCGGACCTTCTCAGAGACAGCTTCCCGGCGGCCTTCTACCTGGGCCCGGCTGGGGTTGTATTTGAGGTAGTCGTGGATGGCGACCATGCCATCGTCGAGCTCCTCGAACAGCCCGGCGATAACGAGCTCGTCGCGTTCCTTGCCCCGGCGCCAAAGCTTGGCGAGCTCGAGCTTCGTAAGCTCGCCGTCCGTCGCGTTCCGGTTGCAGAAGCATAGAGCCTCAACGAACAGCCGGAATGCGTTGGCGCTGAGCGGCATCACCTTGCGATGCTCGTCGAAGCCGTCGTCTAGCTTTACCCAGGTCACTTACTCGTCCCTTCCTGCGCGAGCTCGGCGCGCATGGTGCCCGCGACGTGCAGAATCCAATCCGTCCAGCCGGGCCCGTACATGGGCCGGCGCGTCTCAGCCACGATCCAGAGCGCGACGTCCTCCGGTGCAACGTCAAGCCGTTCGGCCGCTCGGTACACGGCCCCAATTAGCAGCGGTCCCCAGTCCACCGTGGCGTTGTGCTCGGGTTTCAGCGCCATCCGTTGGCCCTTTCGTATTCCAAGCACTGCTTCTCAGCCAACCCGTGCTCGACGGCTTCCTCGACGCTGCTGACCACGTAAACCTTCTCGCCCATGGCCTTTGCGCGGGCGTGCCATTTCAATTGGTCCGCGTTTGGCTTCTGTCCCGGCAGCTTCACTTCGAACCAACAAAGCGCGATGCAGTACAGGTCGGGCGTACCGGGCTCCGCGAGTTGCAGCCAGCCGCCGCGCACGCGCACCTTCCCGGAGTGCACGCGGATGCACCACAGTCCGACGCCGGCGAGCGCGTCCTGAATCGAGCGGGATAGCTGCGTTTCGCTCACGCCGCCCCCCTAAGTTTCAGCGCCCTCGGCACACCCTGGTGCGCCTTGTGCCTCGTTGCACGCGCGCACTCTGAGTAACTCGCGCCGGCCTCGCGTAGTGCCCGCCACGCAGCCACGCGCGCACGCTGCACAGATCGGCTCTTGTGCCCAGGGGCCAAGTCGATCGGCCTGAGCCCGTGAGCTCGGGCAACGCGCCTAACAATGTCCGCGTGCATGGCTGGGATCCTGGTGCGCCATGGACGACTTTCCTCGGCTTTTGGCCGGTGTCTAGCCAACGTGGGACACACAGCTTCCGACCCGGACTTTCGCCGGCCGCGAACGTCATCCCAAAACGCCCGCATGCACGCGACGTCGCAAAAGTCGCCGCCCGTATTCCGAGCGCACCACGGACACCACGTGACGCCGTCCGCGTTGGCGAGCTCGTTCACAACAGCCGCCCCTGCTTCTGCCGGAACTGCATCTCTTTCAGCGTAGGCTTCCGCTGACGCTTCTCTCTCGGCTTGTACTTGCGACCGCGGATGAACCAACAATCGTTGGCGACCGCGACGCGCCCGTCATCGCGAAGGAACTTCAGCGCTGTATCGAACTCGTGCCCCGTGGGGCTCAGGTCGAGCGACTTGGCGTGGTCCCAGAGCCGTTGCGTACTGAGCCCTTTTCGCGAACGGTCGAGGTAGACGAAAAGCGCTTCTGCTAGGTCTGTTATGTTGCTCATGTTTCCTCCACCGCCGGCTTGCGACGCGCGGTCATCAGGCAGCCCTCCGACGCAAAACCGCGCCGCGAATCCGCTGCGCCGTACGGCCCGGGAAGTGCCAGCGGCACGAGCACGCCCACACGCCGGGACGGACCTCCCATCGACACATCGAGCGGAACTTGCAGCGCGATCCGCGCGTGGTGATGAAATCGCAGCGTCGAGCAGTCATCGGCGAGGCTCCTTCGCCAGGTCGAGCCTTCGCAGCCCACCCGCAAAATCCAGCAGCCCCAGCACGTGACGGAGCTCCGTGCGCGGGTCGTCGTTCAGGACTCCGCCGCCCCAATAACCAACCAACTGAGCCGAGCGGTGGACGCACTCGATGGCCGCCCGGTCCTCGTACACGGCACCCACGACGCACCATCTGACCGCGTTCTGGAATTGCGGCATGACCAGCAAGCCCTGGCCGTCACGCGCCAGTCCGCCCTTGCACCACCCCCTCCGCAGCCGCCGCTTGCCATCCGCGAGCAGGCGGAGGACGGGGTCGGATTCGGGGCGGGTCACGCTGCCCTCCAAGCCTGCGCGAGCGAGACCACGCGGTTGCGGCGCGGCTCCGGCATGTGGCGCACCGGCTCGTCCGTTTTGCACCGCGCGGCCAGCATCGCCGCTTCGACGGCGCGACGCTGCCGCTCCTGTTTCATCCAGGCGGCTCGCTCTTTGCGGCTGAGATAGACCGTGCTCGCGCGCGGCTCACGGCGCGGCGCTTGGTAGCTCGTCGCAGGCAAGGCGTAGGAGGCGTCGAGATGCCAGCCGTTGCTGCTGACGCACTCACACGAGCGGCCGCAGTACGGGCAGGGAGCTACTACGCCGAACATTACGACCGCCCCCCATGCACGGCGCGCAGCCCGTCCGTGAGGCCCTCGAGCCAGTCCGTCAGCAGCCGATTCGTCACGACGCCGATCGGGGCGACCGACCAGCCATCACCGGTCACCATGAGGCAGGCGCGGCCGTAGCCGTAGCCGTCTACGTAGCCGGTCCACTCGACGATCACTGGGACACCTGCAGGGTCCGCTGATGCGCCCGCAAAATCCGGTGACGCGCAGATTGCGAGATGGTCATCGCAACGCGGATCACTCTGGCGCTCGGGCACTGCCACGACAGGCCAGGCGTGTCGCAGTCCGGGTCGTGCTCCAGCTCGCCCTCTGGCTCGACCTCGTACACGGCACACGGACCGTGGAAAGGCGCATGCGCGCCCAATAGCCTCGCCGCCTCGATCTCGGTCGTCAGGTAGACGCGATCGCGCCGCGCTACATGCCCGGCCCCGTAGTCGACGCAGCTCGGCGCACCCGTGACCGACGGTGGAAGGATGCGCCTAAGCCCGCGCGGACCGCCGTGGTACAGGATCACAGCCGCACCTCGAGCCCGCGGCGGGAGGCGGGGCGGGTTAGGAAAAGCCAGGCTGCGGCGCGGTAGGCTCGAGCACCGGGCGAACGTGACGGATGTGTACCGAAATGCGCGCCGGTTGCGTCCCCGCGACGTCTTGGGACGTCTGCCGGTGCGGCGCTTTTCTCGGGAGAAGCACTATCTGTGCTGTCCCGTCTACCCTCCAGATGGCTTTTTAAATCCCCTGCGTATACCTGTTCCGCCAAGGGGCCGGTAAGTGTCTGTGCCGGATGTGTACCGTATTGTGATTCGATGAGCGAGCCCAGAGCACGCGGCGCGATCTGCGCGTAGATCTTCCGTACCATCTGATCGCCGAGGTGCCGAGCGAACCGGGACGCAATGCTCAGCTCGACGCCGCCCTCAGCAAGCCACGTGATGGTCGTGCGCCGAAGATCCTTCGGTGACAGGTGAGGGATACCGGCCCGAGTGCACGCCTCGCCGACGCCCTTGGAGGCGCGCGTCCACTCAAGCGGGAGCCGCGGCAGGCCGTACTCGAAGAGCTCCCGGAACATGGGCAGGACGGGCAGCCAGGCGTCCCGTGCGCGGTTCTTGGTCCCCCGGACGTGGAAGAGCTGCCGAGCCACGTCGTAGTCCTCGGCGCGCATCCGGTGGATGTCCGCCGTGTCGGCCGCGAAAACTAGGGCCATGCAGACCCAGGCCCGCTCGTGCTCGTTTCGCAGCGCAGCGAAGAGCTTGCCCAGGTGCTCCCGAGCCAGCGTCCGCGTGACCGGCACGTACTCCGCGGAGAAGCCGATGGGCATCACGTTGGAGATGTCCTCGGCGTAGTCGCCGGAGCGCTTGGCGTATCGAAGCATCTGGCGCAGACACGTGAGCTCGCGGGCGATCGTGTTGTTGCCGGCACGCTCGGAACGGCGCTGTTTGATGTACCCGTCGATCGCGTCTGCCGTGACGGTGGCCATCGTCGAATCACCGCCGAAGATGCGCGCCACGTGGCCCAGTTTGACCTGGTACATGTTCAGCGTACCCGCCGAGCGCTCCGCCTTTTTGGTTGCGAGCACGCGCCTCACCCACCCGCCGACCGTCGCTGTCGTCGAGGCCCGGTATGCGGGAGAGGCGGCAATTCGCTCTCGCTCGTCCCGCCAGAGCTCGGCAGCG